GGTTATGCTAAGCAAGCTTAGTATAACCCTTTTGTGCATCAGTTAAGGAATATGGTCAAAAACCAAATTCGCTCGCTGACACGATGGGACCTTGACAAAGGATCCCTTCCATCTAGGTAGCCGCGAGGCAGCCTAGCACTACGCACCTTGTAAAAGGGTCTCGATTCCCTTTCACAGAAAACTGCATGCGTAGCCCTCCCTGTCAAATAACCGGCACAAGCAAGCGGTAGAAGGAAGAAGCCATCGTAGATGGTCTCCTTCGCTACTAGCTCATACCGTTTATAGGACTTCGGGACCATGACTGTCTTCAACCCTTGGTCAGGGTTGAGCCATTCAGGGACGAGGAGTAGTGGGCCACGTAGATATGAACGAAGAAGCTTAAGCGTTTGGTTAGGCCAAAAATCATGCCTAGCCGACCACTCAAGTAAACTGTTCATAGCTACGTAGATTTCAGGGTCAGTGCGAAGATTACGTATGTAGAAGGGCGTTACATCAACGCCCTTCCAGAAGTCGCCTCCGCAGGATTCTCTAAAATCACCCACAGCAAAGGACTTATCGTGGTTAACGATCAGCCCAGATTGCTCAAGCAATATACATAGGTCAGAATACTCGTCTGTGGGTACGATGATATCGTCACCAAAGACGGCAGTGTCTGTCCAGTCGACCCATAAGGTCGGGCTGTTTGCCTTACGGCATCGCAGCGCGTATATGAGTGAAACTATGATAAGAGTCATTAGGGGAAAGGTGAAACCATTCCCCATAGTGCTCACCATGTTTAACTCGTGCTTGTTACCATCTATGTCGATAACAGGGCTCCTAATTTTATTTAGGAGGGACACCCAGTCATCAGGCATGAGTGAACGAACAAGGTCAAGACTTATCATATCCGAAGCGGATTTCAGGTCGATGGTGCAGACTGTGCCATCTATTGAACCGCGTTGGGCCAGCAGCTTGTTTTTTGGCTGTTGGTCTGATATGTCTAAACCTATTGATCGAAGAGTATCCTCAAGGACACGGCCGGCAGCAAGCTGCATAGCCATATTCCCAGAGGGTTCGATCGCGATCGTTCGGACGGTATCCTCATTCTTAGGTACTGTTGTCATTCGTGATCCGTAGATGACGGTTGTGCCACAGTTATCTCGTCTATCAATAGTCGAGAAGTAGTAGTTGGACCGCCTTAGTCGTAGAATATACGGCTCACATTCGAGAGTACAAGTCATACTTTCGCCTATCTTTCTAGCGGCGGCATGGGATCCGACGACGCCATTGGCGGAGCCGGGTCCGAACCTCCAGTTAGACAGAACGTAGGTAAGATCCAAGCTAACTTGAATGTTTAACTCGTTGAATCGCGTGTTTTGACGTTCTATAACAGTTGTTATAAAATGTCTAGCATTAGAGACAACATCGCTATCGAGTGAATGGCGAAAGCCCTTTAACCCGTTGTTAAGTTCTACGAACTTAGCTTTAGCGATAGGATCTAGTTGACTGTTGACAAAACCCGCACGCTTGCGCATGCGTTGTACGAGCCTATCTCTCGCGAACGTATGAACGCTCAGAGAAGTAGACAACTCGGATGACAGTGCTTCGAAGCAAGACTTAAGTCTATGCTCGTTGACGCAAGCGCCCATAGGACATCTCCTAACAGGTTATCAAGACTAGCAAAGCTAGTGTTCTTTAGATCACACCGGTAATTACGGTATCCGCAATACCAGAGGCTTGTTGACTCCCAGTCCCAAAATGGGCGGAAATCAGAGCTCTGAGTTCTTCCGGTTCGTAAGTATCGGTACCAGCGGGGATTTCAATGACTGTCGTAATACGAGC